TAATAATGTAAAATGGTGGGAGAAATTTAGTCCTACAATTATGGAAGCTGAAGTACCACAGAAGTTTATTGATATTATAAACAACACTGGTGATGAAGTTTTAAAAGATGATGGTCTATCAAAGAAGTTTGATTTCTCTGATAATCTAGTTGGTAAAGTAAGTAAAGAGGTTACAATACCTGTTCCAGATAATGATAAGGATTATTGTTTATCAATATTAAGACAGGCCTGTGTGCGATATCTAAGGGCAATGATTCAAACAGGTCGTGCATACGAGTGGACAAAAAATGGTGGTAATCAAAGTCCATCTGAAGAAAATATTATATTATCACAGAGTTGGATAGTATCACAATATAAACATGAATACAATCCAATACACACACATAGTGGACATTTCTCTGGTGTGATATATCTAAAACTACCAGATGGTATGGAAAACCATTTTAATGAAGAAACCAAAGACCATTACCCAGCCAGTGGATTGATAGAGTTTTCACATGGTGAGAAACAAGATTTTAAAAGTGACACATTGATGTTTAAACCAACAGTAGGACAAATGTTAGTCTTTCCTAATTGGTTAAAACATTCTGTCTACCCATTTTATTGTGAGGGTGAAAGAAGGTCAATGAGTTTTAATGCGTATTGGAAAAATAATGATAATAATTGATATGAACCAAATAACTTTAGCTAGTGTGATGATGAACTTTCACATGACTAAGTCAGAAGAACTTGAAGAAGATATGATAAGACATATGATACTTAATTCTATAAGAATGTATCGAACTATGTTCAAAGAAGAATATGGTGAAGTAGTTTTAACATATGACTCTAGACACTATTGGAGAAGAGAAATCTTTCCACAGTATAAACAAAATCGTAAGAAGGGTAGAGAAAATGATACCAAAGATTGGGATAAGATATTTGGATTACTCAATGCTATCAAATCAGAGTTTAGAGAAATACTACCATACAAATATGTAGAAGTGTATGGTGCAGAGGCTGATGATGTTATAGGTACATTATGTAAAGAGTATCAAGACCAAAAGGTTATGATTATATCTGGTGATAAAGACTTTATACAATTACAAAAATACAAGAATGTAAAACAGTATAGTCCTATATTAAAGAAGTATGTAAATGGACATAATCCAGATACCTATATAAAAGAACATATATTAAAAGGTGATTCATCTGATGGAGTACCTAATGTCTTATCGCCAGACCATACATTTGTAGAAGGTCTACGACAAAGACCATTAAGTAAAAAGAAAATTGAAGCATGGTTAAATAGTGAAACTGGAATGAGTGAAGAAGTGAAAAGAAATTATCAAAGAAATCATAAGTTGATTAATTTAGATAATACACCAGACGACTTACAAAAGTCAATCCTAGACACATTCAATGAAGCTCCATCAGGAGATAGAAGTAAGATATTAACTTACTTCATAGAAAACAAATTAAAAGAACTAACAGATTCAATAGGAGATTTTTAATGGCTGGTTCAACACTATTATACTCAGAGATACTTGACAAGGTTCATAAGGCAAAGACCAAAGAACAGAAAGTATTAATACTGAAACAAAACAATACAGAAGGTTTGCGTATGGTACTCAAATCCTCATTTGACCCAAAGATAGAATGGGCAATACCAGAGGGTGAAGTTCCATATAGAGCAAATGACGCACCTGCTGGAACAGAACATACTGTTCTTGCAATGGAATGTAAAAAGTTATGGCACTTTATTAAAGGTGCAGACGCACAAACACCTCAACATAAGAAAGAACAAATGTTTATACAGATGTTAGAGGGATTACATGACAGTGAAGCAAAGTTGCTAATTGCAGCTAAAGATAAAAAGGTTCACCAAATGTATAAAGGTTTATCTACTAATGTAGTCAAAGAAGCATTTGATTGGAATGACGATTACAAAGCAGATGACCAAAACGTATACCATCAAAACTCACGAAGTGCAAGTGGGGTTGCTGGTTAATTACGTGCCGATGTAGCTCAGTTGGTAGAGCAGTTGATTTGTAATCATCAGGTCGCAAGTTCGAACCCTGCCATCGGCACCATATGGGGCCATAGCTCAGTTGGGAGAGCGCCTGCTTTGCAAGCAGGAGGTCGTGGGTTCAATCCCCTCTGGCTCCACCATTATATTATAGGAATAGATTATGAAGTATATTTTAACAATTTTCACACTACTATTAACATTTAACTTATCATCTGGAGATATTATAGATTCAGCTGGTTACAGATTATACCACGACATGGATAACGAACATGGTGGTGCAAAACTAAGACTGTATGTCGGTAAAGAAACAATACATTTTGGAAAGTTTAAATTTGCATACGAGAGAAAAAGAACTGGTTCTGGTATGGAATCTGGTACAATGTTTATAGACCAATCATTTAAATTCTAATATGTGGTGGATTAGACTGTTATGTTTTCCATTTGTGTTTTGGTTTACATATGTGATAATTATGACAGTCTGGAACACTATTAGCCCAGGCACACCTCTTAAAATTTATGATAAACATATAAGACCACTTTACTACACACCCCCAGAAATAACATACGAAGAAGAAGATGATGATGAAGACGATTGGGAAGATGATTAACTCTATATTTACTATTGACAAACCTAATACAAGTATGGTATATATAATAGATAACTTGTTGAAGTGGAACAAGAGTAGACAGGACTGGGGTGCGATACCCCACGCCTCCACCAACCTAGATAGTTCCGAATTAGGGGGCGAAATAGGTTCGACTGGTGCTGGAGTAAAATGGAGAGTTATGGGTTGACAGCCTTATAAGTCAAAAAAGTAAATGCAAACGATAATTTTGCATCTCAAGGTTATGCACTAGCTGCTTAATCGGATAGGGTTTTGGGTGAGTTCCTAGTAACAGAATACTCACCAACTTAACCGTTAAGGAGAAGAAGTATGTGGAAGACACCTACAATAAAAGAAGTATCAGTTGGTTTAGAAATCAATTGTTATGCTTGTGCTGAACTATAAAGTATGAGTTAATATTGTGGGGGCCTAAAAATCCCCACACATATAATGGAGTTATAATGAATTTACCAACACCTAAAATAGATTTAGGAACACCCAAAGTGTTCTCACTAGAAATAGAACGAATCGCAAAAGAAAAAGAAATAACACACATGGACGCAGTATTATTATATTGCAAAGATAATCAAATAGAACCAGAAAAGGTATCAAGTCTAATTACCAAAGGTCTAAAAGAGAAGATTGAAGCAAACGCAAGAGATTTAAACTTCCTACCTAAAGTTGCGAGTTTACCGATATGAGATATGAATTAAAAGTCAAAGCTGGGTCATACAAACACAACAATTTATTTTTACTATTTGTTAAAGTAATTACTCACCGATTAGGTCATTTAATCAAAGACGGAAAATACATGGACTAATGCAACCTGTTGATGTTTATATTATGTACTGTGCGTTGAAAGCACACTTTGGAAAGGGTGATTATGATTATATTAAATATGGTGGTAAATCGTCTGCAACAAGAGATTCGTTCTGGAAGAGAACAGATAGAATATTCTTTGTTAAAATTTCAAGAAAATATAAAAGAAAAGAAGTTATACTAGATTACCTAGTTTCTAATTTTGTACATAATACAAAAGGGTGGCTAGGTGATTTTAATGATGATAATTATATTGAGTGGAAAAAGAGAACACAGAGTATGACTTATAATTTTAAACAAGAGTTAGAACAAATAGGTGAATCAAATATTCTTGGTGTTAAAGATGGACAACACCCACTATTACTCAAAGAGTATCTGGGTAAAAGAGTGTCCATAGAAACATTAGTTATATTAGACGACATAAGTAAGTTTACAAAAATATGGAACAAAGAATTAAAGAATGATGTAATATGGCCTAAAGTAAAAAAACTTATAAAAGATTACAAAAAATTCTTGACATACGATAAGAAGAAGTGTACTATAATACTTAATGATTTTATTAACCAATTTTATTCGTGAGGAAAATATGAAGAATAATAGAAGTGAAACATTCTTTGAATATAAATGTTCAAAGCAAAAAGACCGAATCAAACAACTCGAAAGAGAGTGTGCTGATTTACAAGTGAAGAACCAAGAACTTGCAGAGAGATGTAAGAAACTTGCATCAAGAGTTCCAGAGTGGCCTAAAGGTTTTAAACCTAGAAGGAAAACACCATTTAGAAGAGCTGGTGAAACTTCTTAGAGGTCTTTTTTGTGGGTACATATGTACCCACAAGACTTTATAGTTTGGATATACAATGAATATAAATTACAAAGATACACCTTTTCCTTATTTTTATGGTTCTCTTGATAAAGAGATGTATGAGTATGCAAATAAATTATGGGAAACAGATGAGAAAAAAAAGTATTACAATATATCTAAGAATCGTTCTAACATAGACATAACAGATAAGAAACTTATTAATTATCTTACAAAGGTGGGTGCAGAAGTAAAAGCCCTATCAGATAATCTTGGTGTCTTTGAAAAGTTTTATCCTAAACTAAAAAAGAAAATACATTGTAACAATTTAAACTTTACCTATTCAGAAAATCCAGATACAGACCAAGGTTTTCCATTAAGAGATTGGCACTTGGATTTGGGTAATAAGGTTATAACTGGGTTGTGGTATTTCAAACACCCAAAAGAACAAGATGATGGTGGTAATTTAATTCTTGGTAATCCACATACTGGTGAAGAAGAAACATTTCACTATGGTACAAACAAAATAATTCTATTTCCAAATACACCGATTAGTTGGCATAGAATTACTGCAAGACAACCATCTATATATCCTAGAAGATTTATTTGTTTAGAGATTAAAACAACTAAAGTAAAACTACACAGTTATCAAGCTGTAAAAGGTAAAGATACAATGAAAACATTTGATGTGAAAAATTATTATGAGTAAAAATGCAATCGTATATGGTAATGGTGAATCTAGAAAAGAGTGGGATTTATCTAAAAAATTTAATGACACAACAACTTGGGGTTGTAATCGTATATTCAGTGAAGGTGTGCAACTCGACAATCTAGTCTGTGTAGATTATATTAGACAACACGAAGTATATAAATCTGGATACGCATTTAAGAAAAAGTGTTGGTTTCTAGACTGGCATATACAAGAGAACATAGACTTACTAGAGAGTTCTACAAACAGTTCAGAACTAATCGATTTATTAAAACAAGGTGTACCAGAAGAATACATCTTTGAGAATGAAAGAAACGGAAGTGATAGAGTTGTAATCAAAGGTAAACTACCTAAACTTAAATGGACAGACCCAGACTTAGAAAAGTATAAGAGTAGTTCAAAGATTATGAGAGATGCTGGTCTTTATATTACTTGGTTACAAGATGATATGGTAAATGATATAACAAGTTTCAGAGGTCGTAATGCTGGTGGTACTGCAATGTGGTTAGCCTGTGAACAAGGTGCAGAGAATGTATATATGATGGGATTTGACTTATCTATTCCAGACAAACCACTGAGTCATTTATATCCAGAATTTGCAGACAATCCTCATGGATTTGATTGTATTAATTGGCAAACACAAAACAAGAAAGTGTTTAAAAAGTTCCCAAAGGTAAATTTTTATTGGGTAACAAAGACTGTAGAAGAACAGCTACTTGTTGACCAATTTGATGTGTGTAAGAATGTAACTTTTTTAACTTATAAGGATTTAGATATATGGAAGTAATTATTTTTGGTAATGGTGAATCGAGAAACCAATTCGAAGCACTACAATTTATGGGTAACTTTACGACTTGGGGTTGTAACGCAATCTATCGTGATGTAAAAGTAGACAATTTAGTAGCAATAGATTATGGAATGCAACAAGAAATAGAGTGCTCTGGTTATGCAAAAAATAATGTATGTCATTTTTCAGATTGGAGTGTATTACCAAATGTAGATGAGATGTTGTTAGACACAATGAAGATGAACTTTGAACCACACATGATACATGAAACATTAAGAACAGATAGAACAGATTGTGTGATACAAGGTAAAGACCCACAGACAGCTGAAAGTAATATTAAAGAAGCACTTGACAAGAACCCAGATTTAGATTACAATGACCTCAGACTTAAAGTAGAAAAAGATGTAGGTTTATACATTACTTGGGTTACAGAGAACAATAAGATAAAGAACATAGAGTACCCTCGTGATTGGTGTGCTGGTGCGACAGCAATGCACCTTGCGTGTCAAGAGGGTGCTACAAAAGTTTATATGTTAGGATTTGATTTATCCAGTTATGACAGTCCACTAAATAACATATATAAGGGAAGTAAGAATTATCTT